AGTGCTTGTTAAACCGGATAGCGGGTGAATGTCTTTTCCTCCCCTTTAGCCTTCCCCCCTACTACGTAGGGGAAGGCTAGGGGAGAAAATCCACCCCTAAAAACCTCACAAAACCACCTGCCGTTCCTCGCGTTCCATGCCGTTCCGTTCCGCGTGGAACGCTTGGAACGCAAAACCCTGCAACCATTGCCTGCGCTAGCATTCAGGCGTAAAGAGTCCCTTGGAACGTTCCGCACGTTCCATGCGTTCCGTTCCACTTGCACTACATGCCGCACGGCATATCATCTGTTTGCCGGTTTGTATTCCCGGCGGCGGGGTTGCCCTGATGCTTGGGTTAGATTCCCCAGGCCATCCGGTCACTGGTCATGCGACTGCTAACGCATGTGTGGCCGGAAATGGGTCAAGCGCGCTCTCAAAATCCGTGCAACTACTTTTCCGAAAGTGATGGTTATCTAATCTTCTGTGCTTCCGTCTCCCCGATCTTCGTCAGTCGATAATGGCCACGGAACTTCTCTGCGTACTTGAAGCCGACCAGACGCCCCATCACCCGATTTACCTTGCTCTTTGAAGCCTCGCCATTCCACCCGCAGTCGCTAGCCCACTGTGCGAAATGGTGAGTCGGGTAATGCGACATCGCCCACATCAAGCGATCCTCATCCTGATTCCGTGCCCGTCTCATTTCTGCTGCCCGCTCGTCGGAGATGGGCCAGGCCACCACCGTCTGCGTCTTGTAGCTGCCCTCCTCAATCGACATCCCCATAAACTCAAAGGGAAGTTGATCGAAGTCCGGCCCGCGTTTCTTCTGCTGCCAATGCAACACCGCCGTGTCGCCATCGGCGACAACGGTGTAGTTCGTATCGATTTCGTTCAGGAAAGCGCCGCCGCCGCGTGGCTTCAGGCTATCCAGATCGCCGCCCTTGGTCGGATGGCAATTCACCATCACCGCCGGCGCGCCGGGAATCTTCGTCAGCTCACGCAGATCCATCGCATGGTTACGCGCCTGAATGTTGTCGTCCTCGCTGTCGCCGGTGAAGTAAGCCACCGACGTATCCACCAGCACCATCGAATACTCGAGGCCGCTAGCGGTCACTTCCTTGATGATCTGATCGAGATATTCGCGCAGCGGGCAGGCCCAGGGCATCACCGTCACGCGCCCAATCACATCCTCACGATCAAGGCCTAGTTTCTCCATCGTCGCGCGCATACGCGGGCGGAAGCCGTTGGCATCCTCGCCGCACAGAATCAGCACATTCCCCGTCGAAATATCGCGTCCCGCAAAGCGCCGGCCAGTGGCCACGCACAGCGCCAGCAGCAGCATGATCGCCGTCTTGCCGTGATTCGTCGCCGCCGTCACCGCATTCAAAGAGCCGCGCTGGATCATCTTATCGACCAGCCACACCTGATGATCATTTTCGGCCAGCCAGTCACCCGCATCGAACAGCAACTGCCGCTCGACAGGCGCATCAGGTAGCGCACCGCCATTCGTCACCGGATGCTTCGACAACATCGCCAGCGCCTTGCGCTGCGCTTCCGCCATCACATCCACAATCGGCACGACGTTACTCATGACTATCTATTTGTTGCGTGGTGCCGCTTAAGGCCGTGCTTTATTTCCTCCCTTAATGCGTCATTCAGATTACAAAATTCAACCGGAGCGCCAAACCTTTCAAGCAAAACAAATTTGTGACCACCCTCTTTATGTAAGTTTGGTATCACATAGTCATACAAAACACGCATCAACCTCCAATAACAACCGCCAACATGAAAATCAGCACCATTAAAACTTTTCGACGGACGTCTAATTCTCATTTCCACTTCACTAAGTATCTGACAAGCCTCTCTTGCACTCATAATTGCCTCAGACTTAATTCCATCAATGGAGGCTAACTCTTCATCTGTAAATCCATTTAATTTTGATTCCACTTTCAACTCCTTAAGAAAAACCAATTAGCGGAAGCCCCGCCCTCTCAAGCAACGCTGCGCGCACCGGCTGGAACGCAGCCGACCCGTAGAAACCTACCTGCAGCAGCATCGCCGTCTCGCGATACGAGGCCAGCGCCGTGCCGAAACGCTCGAAAGGTATCGCAGGGCCAACCGTCACGAAATACGGCGCCACGCGCCACAGATCGAGCCGGAATACGCCCTCCGTGTATTCACCCCACACCGAAGCCGCGCCGGAACACAAACACGCCACCGCCGCCAGGGCGAAACGCTCGGCAGAACAATCGCCGCACACCAGGCAATCCAGCCCCGCGCACACCGACCAGTCGCCGCGCTCAATCTCGAAATCCTCCAGCGCGCAGATCCGCGCCACATTCGGCTTATCGGCATACAGCTCGCCGCCGTGCCACTCATCCACAGACACCAGCAACAAACCGATGCGCTCGCCGGCCTGCTTGCGCTCCATCACCGGCAACGCCCAGGCTGGCACCTTGCCCGCGTGCTGAAACGCACCCCGCGCAACCTGCGCCGGCTTGCCAGAGAAATCGCGCGTCAGCCTAGCCATTGCGCCTCCGAGAATGCTCGTCGCGCAACGCCTGTTCCAGAAACCCGCGCGACAACACGCCGCGCTTCTTTTCCACCAGCTCGAGATACTCGCGCCGCTCGTGCAGCGGCCAGCCCAGCACCGTGCGCACCTCGCATGCCACGCGATATTCCCGCGTAAAAGTCGGCGCTGGCGGGACGGCGCATTGCTCGCATTGACATGGCGTCACTCATTACCCCGCGATGCCCCGCATGAATCAATCAGCCCGCACGCCTCATCGCGCCTATGCTTCAGGCCATACAGCGAAACTTCCAGGAGGATGCGAATCATGTCCGACAGCTTGCGATCCTTCTCCATCGCCAGATCCTGCAAATCACGCTTCAGCGTATCGGAAAGGCGCACGGTAATTTCGGCGATGCACTTTTCAGCCATGCGCAGCACCGGGAATAAAAAAGCCCACGGAACCTTGCGGCTCGACGTGGGCAACACCGGCATTGCAGCCGGCGAGGAGGGTAAGGGAGGCCAGTCCGCGACCTGTGCAACAGGTTTTCCACAACTCGACGCAAAGGAATGGACTGGCCAAAAACATTTAAGCGGCATCCTTGAGGGGTGGCGCGCTGGTACCGAGCTTTTCGGCGTGCATGTCAATCAGTTGTTTGCCGATGCTGTAGGCTGGATTCTTGATTGCGCCGCGCCCGATCTCGCTGATTGTCGATTGGCCGCACGCACAATGCGCCGCGATATCCTTTTGCGTAACGCCTGCGGCGGAAAGGTCGGAAATAAGTTTGATCCAGTTCATAACGCCAGAATAGCGGAATACCGATATGCTGTCAAGCTGCAAACCGATATTATTTATCGGAATACCGCTTGACAATAGAAACGGAATACCGATAATGTGAGCCATCGAAACCAAAAACCGATGGAGGCAACCATGAGCAAGTACCAAGAAAGCGCTTACTGCCAGCACCCGAGTACGCAGGAAAAGTTCGACATAACAATATTCGGCAATGAAATTGATTTTAAGAATGACAGCCCGGCGCAAGTCTCTGCACAAATCTGGGCACCCGCTACCTCTATTCAGTTTGTTATGCGGCCATTGGACGCCCGTGCACTGGCGAATCACCTTATTGCTGCTGCCGATGCCGCCGAGCGCTATGAACCACTGAAAGCGGTGGCCTGACCGTGCATGCCTACATCGTCACCATCCGCAGCCCGCAGGGCCGCACTCGCTACAACGCGATTGCCGTCACCTGGTTCGATTGCTTCATGCAGGCCAGCGCCGAATTCGGCGTGCGCGCCGTCATCAGCGTCAAGCCCGCCTGATGCCCACCCACTACGTTCCAGCCCGCGCGCTGCGCCATGTCTGCCGGCAGATCGCCCGGTATCACCACCGCGATCACATCCCCGTCGTCGTCAGCCGGCCCGTTCCGGCTGACCACGGCACCGTCATTCTTTTACCCAGGGAAACCCCATGAGCAAAATCACCGACACCCTCACGCACGAAATCTCCAGCGGCTTCGCGCAACAGATGCGGGCGCTGCTTTCCGCCAGCGCCGCCATTGCTGCTGCCGAAAACCTCGAGGACGAGCTGCGCGTGCGCGGCATCGAAGCGCATGCCAGTGGCCACCTGGTCGATGAAGGCGTCACCGTCGTGGTGTTTTCGCTCGACGCACCCGAAGCTGTCCTTGACGCGCTGATGGATGCCGAAGTCACCCACCAGGTGCTGGATATCTCCACCATCCCCATGGAACACGCCCTGGCGCTCATCGAGTGCATCCACCACGGCCAGCGCGTGCAGATCTACGTCACCCACAAGCGCCTGGCCATGTCGGTGCGGCAGATCGATGCCGCGCCCGTCTGCGAGCCGGTAAGCCTGTACCGCGAACCGGAGGCGGCATGAACATGTGGGCCACGCAAGTGCAATCGCTGATGACGCCGCGCATTGACGTGTCCATCATGAACAGCGCCGAGCCGGTAGAAGATCGCATGCAGCGCCTGACTAATGCCGCGCAGGCTAAAAATCGACTGCGCCGTGCCGCCACCGAGCGCATGGTGATCTCTGCCATCAACGCACGCGGATCAGCCAGCACGCTTGAGCTGGAAGACGATCTTTCCCTCTATCACAGCTACATCAGCGAAGTGTGCAACCGACTGATGGTCGTCGGGAAACTTACCTTTCAGCGCGGCCCGGCCGCCCGCAAATACTGGAGACTCGCATGACCCTCTACCGTCGCCTGCAATTCTACTTAGCGTCCCGCGCCAAGCAGCGCGAAATCCTCACCAACCTGGCGCTCATCGCCGGCCTGCTGGTGTGCTTCGGCATCGTCGGCAGAATGGATTATGAAGACGCGCTAATCGCCGAAGCCGAGCGGCAATCCGCCAACGCCGACCTTAACCGCGCCGCGCTGCTCGCCTGCCTCAACGGCGGCGCACCGGGCTTGTACACCGAAAGCGCCGACGGCGTGCGCGTCTATCTGGTCTGCGATCCGCCCTATGAAGTCAGCGACCAAAACATCCGGAGGCGCGCATCGTGACCCTTACCGACGAGATTTTGCAGATTTTGCGCGAAAAAGCCGTGCCGATGTCCCGCAACGAGATATTCAAACTCGCCAGCGAGGCTGGCGACGCCGATGATGTCAGCCGCGCGCTCTACCACCTCAACAAATCCGGCAAGATCAAGCGCACCTCTGCTGACCTTGGCGGCTATCAATGGGAAATCCCCATCGGTGAACAACTCAAGGCCGCGCTGAAGCCCAAGCGCACCCCCGCGCCCAAGCCGATCCTGCCGCCCAGCGCGAAGCCTATGCCAACCGGCAAGCTCGGCTACAGCATCCACGATGGCGGCGCACTGACGATCTACCTCAACGACGGCATGAGCGATCCGCTCGAGCTGGATGCTGACGAAACCCTCGCCCTCGGCGATTTTCTACATCAAACACAAGGACTTTGGAGACCATGACCACATCCAAACGCATCGCCGTCAAGATCGGCGAATACACCGACCGCAGCGGCAAGACCAAAGGCCGCTGGAAAACCCTCGGCGAGCTAGTCACCAAAGACGACGGCGGAATGTTCGTCAAGCTCGACGCCACCATTCTCAGCATGCAGATGTTCGCGCTGGCCAACAAGGAGCGCAACGATCACATCCTCGCCAGCCTGTTCAGTGACGACGACAAACCGGCCAGCGCCAGCACTCCGCCCGGCGCGCCGGCTACCGGCCATCCGGCATTTGAAGACGACACTCCGTTCTGAGGATCCGCCATGCAATTCCTGCCACAAACCGGCCGCGATCTGGCCGAATTCTTCCATCGCATTTGCGCCACATGGGACACGCTCACCCCTGAAGATCGCGTTAGCGGTGACTTCATCAACCCCGACGAGCCGGTTGTACTCACCGTGCCGAATCCTGATTACGACGACGAATACGAAGAGGACGATCTCGACAACGATCACTCCCTGCACTTCCATGTCGAAAGCCACGGCGGTGGCGGAGATATGGATAACGACGGCACCGAATGCGGCCACCTGGGCGCAAGCATCTGCGGCATGGAAATCGACCAACGAACCTACCTCTACAACGGACGGAGATACAAGTGAGCGACATCCTGCAAACGCTCCGCAAAGGATCGTGCGGAATGATCTGCGAAGCGCAACACGCCGCCGATGAAATCGAATTCCTCAGATCCGAACTGATCAGAGCGGTGCGCGACATCAACCGCATCGGCAACCATACCGCCTCGCCTGATCGCTGCGACATCTGCGATCTGGTGATGTCGTATGGCTTCGATCCGGAGGCATTGCGGGGCGATAGAGAATGATTAAAGCCGACACCATCTCAATCAACAAAATGCTCGGCGACATGCTTTGCCTGCCGAAAGACACTTATCGCGCAACGCTGGTCATGGAAGCGAATGAACTCCCTAGGCTGACGATAGAGCGAGTGATTTTCAGATCCGGACAAGTCACCCCGCTTAATCCTGAATCGTTCCGCCTGGTGCCGGATAGGAGCCTGTATCCATGTGAATACGCTGACCAGTGCAATGAAGACGGCCGCTGCGCCAATAGATGCGAGCGCACAAAAGTCGGCGATGGTGAGACTGCGCATAACGCAGAGCTAAGGGGCCGGCCGCTTGCGGACGGTCCCGCTTGAGCGCCGGGTTAAACATCAATGGTTGATCGGAGAAACGACATGGACGGAACAAGTGCAACAACTGGCGACATAAAGCCGGTGAGTCTGGAAACGCTGACGCGGGCAATGCAGGAGATTGATCTCCTGCCGAAGCCTGACCAGTGGATTGTGATTGACCCGCAGGGCCGGATGTACAAAGGCAAGGTCGAGGACGTGACGCGCGTGCTGCTGGCCGAACACCCGCTGTTGAAGATGCCGCCGATGTTTCCGTTCGAGCGCGGCGCACTTGATGTTTAACGCTAGCAATGAGGGGCCGGCGCTTTAGCGACGGTCCCGCTCGATTAACTTGTTAGGGGCGGAATGATGGAAGTGGCGTGCATTTTGGAACAGGACACCTACAAGCCCGGCGACTTGCCGCCAGAGGGCTATTTGGCATGGCACGAATGGGCGGGGGGGCAGCGGAAGGCCGGCATAAAGCAGGTGCAGTGCGGACGCTGCGGACTATGGAAAACGCCACAGGAACTGAGCGGGGATATTGACCGCTGCGAAATGCAGAGCCGCAAAGGGCAGGTAGTTGTTGAAACGCCTGTGTGCACCAAGTGCGCAGCCCCTAACGCCGAATTGAGGGGCGCGAGCCGGCTTCATGGCGAAGCGTCCCTCTCGAATGACGTGTTGGGGGTCGCCGTACCGCCAGCGCCGACTTTTGAAAGGATGAGGACATGAACGTAAGACAAGTGCTACTGGATGCAGGGCTGAATGTGTTTGGCGCGGACCTTCTGGCTGAGTCATTCCTGAAAAGCCCGATTGCAAAGCAGGCGCTCGAAAAAGGCGATCCGGTTCGGTTCTTTCTCCCGGTGAGGCGCTCCGACTGCGCGGAGTTTGTCGGGGTTGAAATCTCCATTGCGGCCGTGCCCGTTGAAGTGACGGCCAACGTCGTAGCTGAGGGGCCGCCCGGCGGCGAAGCCGACGGGGAACCTGCAAGCGCAGCTTGCAGGCGGTCCCCTCGAGCGTAGGGTTGGGCAACATGTTTTGGCTCACAGTTTCCCTGCTGTTCTTTCTTGCAGTTGCCGGAGAAATACTTTGCCGAGGAGGCGATTTGCGGTGCGGGCAACGATTGCTAGCGCTGACGCGATGGCTATTGAAACTGCCACGCCGTGCAACTGCTCTTGCACGACGACTTGGGAAAGGAAGGAAGGAAAGGCCTTGACGGCAAACTGCACCATGAACGATAGCAACAAGAGAAACGCACCGACGATGAAGTCTGACTTTTGCAGCAGCATCTCTTCGGCGATGGCCTGTCCCTTGCCCCACATTTTGGTTGCGATCTCTTCGGCGCGGCCAGGGTTCAAATGGAGAATGCCAATGCAAAAGAACAGGGCGCTAAAGAGGCCAAGGCATGAAGCAGCAAGGTCGAGAATGGCGGCAAGGCTCATGGTGCCCAACGCCTGAATTCAGGGGCGATGCGCGGCTTTATCGCGCAGCGTCCCCTGGAATGACGGGTTAGCCGCCACCCGTGGAAGAGCGGAAATACTGAAAAGGAAACAACAATGCGTGAACTGAACGAACACAAGATCAACCCCGGCAATGACACGCTGACCATTACCGTGCTGGACGAGCCGGGCCACGGCGGAGCGAACCACGCCTACGACATTGAAGGAGGCGAGGCGGTGCCAACACACCTGCGTTTTCAAAACGGCCCGATCAACTCGGACGGGAACGGCGTAAATGGCATTACTCATGAGGCGTTGCTTGCGGTGCTGTGTGACCGCTTGCGCGGGTTTCAGGCTGGGCCATATGCCTGCAAGGCGAACGCCTGCGCACTGACGCACCTTGAAGAAGCGCAGCACTGGCTGCAACAGCGCACCATCGAACGTATGCGGCGCGGCGTCGAAGGAACGCACACGGTTTAATTTTGTGGGCCGCTGGCGCGTGCTAGTGGTGGCTAACGCAGAAATAAGGGGCGGCGAAGCCGTCCCGCTTGATTGACGGGTTATGCGATTTTCAAAGGAGATGAACATGCACGGTTTTCCAATTTGGGTTGAGTATTGGCCTCTGATGCTTGGGGCGGCTGGCCAAGTTGTTTGGGTGTTTGCGAGATGATAGATACACCGATACGCATCCGATTACGCGAGCAGGTTGCTTTGCGCGGCAAATCCTCACCATTTGGCGAGATTGCGCACCTTGCGCTGCAAGAGATCGACCGACAGCACGCAGAGATTATTGATCTTCGCGGCGGGTTAGAGCACACGAACATCAAGCTGCGGGAAGCGTTGCGGGCTGCTCAAAAAGTCGGCGATAGCGGAACGGCGACCTTGGGGCATAACGCAAAAAGTGAGCCGCCTGCGCCGCTTTTGGCGCAGGTCGGCTCGACTGACGGGTTGGAGGTCTGACGTGAGAAAGACGACATACGAGCGCCACATTACAGACACGGCGCCACCAAAAAAAGGACTTGGCTGCGAAGGCGCCCAATTAACAAAAATACGCGCAGGGATGCTCGGGTTTGTTTGCGAAGTATGCGGCCTTCCATTTGAACGGCGCGCAGCAAAAGTGAAACGGCAAAACACGACATTTTGCAGCAAAGCCTGTTACTACCAATCGATGCGTATTGTTGTAGAAAAGACATGTGTCATTTGCGGGGAAATGATGTCTGGGACTCCTTCGCAAATGAAAGCGAAAAGCGCATGCAGCCCAGAATGCTCTTTGCGTTGGCGGATAAAGCGCGGTAAGAAAGGACAAATTAACCCTGGCGCGTTTGCAATTTACAGGCACAGAGCCAATGAAATAAAAGCAAAAGGGGTTTGCGAAAAATGCGGAGTGAAAAACGGCCCCTGGGTCGTGCGCGAACTGACGCTCGTCTTACCAGACACCGGCATGCCGTATTTAATCGAAGACGATGTGGCGCTTTGGTGCAAACACTGCCATCTTGAAGATTCCGCACCGCTTGGCCCACCAGCACGCAAGTGGCGGCCACAGACCTCCAACGCCTAGCTAACCGGCGCAGGCGGCCTTATCGCCTGCGTCCGTGTTGAGCGACGTGTTATACGGCGTACCGCCAGCACCGACTTTTGAGGAAACAAGATGATTGAACTAGACAAGATTCACTGTGGCGATAACTGCGACTTGCTCGGGCAACTGCCGCGCGAGTGCATTGACCTGTTATGCAGAAAACTTTTACGGAGAAAGCAAATGACTGAATACCACAAAATCCAAAGTATTTTCAAGCGAGACATGACCAGCAAGCGCAAGACCCTGATTGAAGGCGAATGGACGCTGCCAGAGTTTGAATACTTGGCTGGCAACGCATGGACTTTCACCGAGAAGGTGGACGGCACAAACATCCGTGTGATCTTCAAGGATGGCGGCGTTACGTTTGGTGGCCGCACCGAGGACGCGCAGATACCTGCAAAGCTGGTAGAGCGCCTAAACGAGCGATTCTTGCCGATGGCCGCGAAGCTGGGCGAGGTGTTTGCCGACGGATCGGCTGTGCTGTACGGAGAGGGATACGGGGCAAAGATTCAGAAGGGCGGCGGCAACTACCGCGCCGATCAAGACTTTGTTTTGTTTGATGTGCGAGTTGGCCCGTGGTGGCTGCAACGCGCTGACGTTGAAGACGTGGCGCAGAAGCTGGGCATTGATGTTGTGCCGGTGATTGGCGAAGGCACTTTGCACGACGCGGTAGCTTGGGCCAAGCGTGGCATTCGCTCGAAATGGGGCGACTTCGAGGCCGAGGGCATCGTTGCGCGGCCAAAGACCGAACTAAACACACGCGCCGGTCATCGACTGGTGGCAAAGATCAAGTGCCGAGACTTTGCGGCATAACGCAACAGGTAACGTGCGTGCCGGCATTATCGGCACGTCCCGTTGACCGACGGGTTAGGCGGCGTACCGCCATAGCCGACTTTTGAGGAAACAAGATGCTTGAACTAGACAAGATTTACTGTGGCGACAACTGCGATCTGCTCGGGCAACTGCCTAGGGAGTGCATTGACTTGGTGGTGACAAGCCCGCCATACGATGACCTGCGCACCTACGGCGGACACTCTTGGGATTTCTTCGGCGTGGCGTGGCAACTGAAGCGCGTGCTGAAGCCGGGCGGTGTGATTGTTTGGGTGGTGGCTGACGCCACAAAGGACGGCAGCGAGACGGGCACAATCATGGAGCAGGCGCTGCACTTTAAGCGGCTGGGCCTGAACTTGCACGACACGATGATTTACGCGAGCGACAAGCCGCCGCTGACGCACAACAGGTACGAGCAGGCTTGGGAGTTTGCTTTTGTCTTGAGCGCCGGAAGGCCGAGCCGGTGGACACCGTTGAAGCGCGAAACGCTGCACGGCGGTAAAGGCCGGAGCGGGACATTTATGCACTCGGCCGGAGCCGACTACAAGCCGGCCAACACGCGGACGCCGGTAGCCGACGAGGCGCTGCGGCAAAACATTTGGTGGTACGCGACAGGCAACGAAAAGCAAGGACACCCGGCTCCGTTCCCGCTTGCGATGGCGGTTGATTACATCTCGACATGGAGCAACCCTGGCGACTTGGTTTTAGACCCGTTCAGCGGCAGCGGCACGACGGCAAAAGCAGCGAAGGAATTGGGGCGCAGGTTTTTGGGATTGGAAATCAACCAGGAATACTGCGCGATTGCAGAGCGGCGGATAGCCCAGCAGGTGCTGGAACTTGAAGCCGTATAACGCCTGAATTCAGGGGCGATGCGCGGCTTTATCGCGCAGCGTCCCCTGGAATGACGGGTTCGACAACCTTTTAAGGAGCAACTGAAATGGCAATAACTGATGCGCAAGTGGATGAAATGGTGAGGAAGCTGCGGATCGCCTTTGGCGTGGAAACGACTGACGATCTGGTGAAGGAAATGGTGAACCGCTTCCTCGGCTGGAAACTGCCGAAGGACTTTGCCCCGGACGCTGGGGTTTCGTTTAATCCTCCGGTTAATCCCGAATGGTGGCCGATTGGCACAAACCTGTTTCACGATGGGCAAGCCAAAGAAATGGTGAGGCACATGCTCGGGGTGTCGAACGCAATATAGACACAAAAAACGGTGCATAACACCCAACGAAGGCAGAAATGCACACAATGTTCCTCACCCGCGCCGACCTGACTGAGCTTACCGGATACCAGCGCCCTGCCGCGATGATGCGCTGGCTGACGCAGTATGGGTATCCGTATGCCGTCGGGTCAGACGGCTGGCCGAGGGTGATGGTGGACGCGGTTCGTGCTAGGCTGATCGGCTTGCAGTCCATCCAGAAACCCGAGCCGAGGTTGCGCCTTGCGTAAATTGCCCGTCAGGATGTATCTGAAATCCGGCCGCTACTACTACGTCCACCAAAACAAGTGGAAGTCGCTGTCGAAAGATTACCGCGAAGCGCTGATCGAATACGCCGCGTTGATGGCCGATCCGCTCAGTGGCGGCATGACCGAACTGCTCGACAACTGGCTGGCCGATTGCCAGGTCAAGGCCTCGACGCGCATTACCTACCAATCCGCCATCGAATCGAAGATCAAGCCGGCATTCGTTGAGTTTCACCCGTCGCAAGTCACCGCGCCAGTGATCGCGCAGTTCCTCGATCACCACAAAGCGCACCCAAACATGGCCAACATCATGCGCACCATCCTCAAGATGGTATTCGACCGCGCCGTGCTGTTCGGGCTGGCGCAGTCCAACCCCGTCACCAGCGTCCCGAAGTTCAAGGAACGCAAGCGCACCCGCTACATGACCGACGCCGAATTCCACGCGATCCGCGATCAGGCCGAGCCGATCCTGCAATCGATCATGGATATTTGCTACTACACCGGCCAGCGCATCAGTGACGTGCTGAAAATCCAGATGGCCGACATCACCGGCGACACGCTTTACATCAAGCAGGAAAAAACCGGCAAGGAACTGAATATCACCATCACGCATGAGCTGCGCAGCGCCATCGAGGCCGTCAAGCCGGGGAATATTCGCGGGCAGTTTCCGTTGTTCGGCCGGCGCGTCAGATACGCCCGCGCGCGCGCCTGGTTCGTCAAGGCGGCGCAGGATGCCGGCATCGCCGACGTGCGCCTGCATGACCTCAGATCGAAGTCGATCACCGAAGCCGAAAAGCAGGGCATCGACGGCCAAACCCTCGCCGGCCACACCGACCGCAAGATGACCGAGCGCTACATCCGCGACCGTGAATTACCCGTCGCCACCCCGCCAAAAATGGCGAAGAAAAAGGCAACTTCTTAGAAATCTAAGAAATCGCCTTTTTTATCCTTTACAAATCATAGCGTTATAAGCGCGTAATGTACGCGAAGATTTCCAAAGCAATCGGGCCTACTGCTTTGAATCAAAAATGATCTGTATAGCGTTATTTTCTAAGAATTACCCTCATTCTACCAGCCGCAAACCCGCGTGGTTGCGATGGGTGGTTTCAAATCTTAGAAAGCAAAACAGGCCGCTGGCGCATCAAAAACAGCACGGCAATATCAACACCCCACCCACCCAAAAATAACCGCACACACGCCGATCTGTACGGTCAGTCTTGCGGCTCCGGGCCTTCGCCCCACTTGTGTGTTTTGAGTGGCACGAAGTCGGTGCAATGTTCGCCGACTTGCGGCGACTGGTAATGCCGTCCCCAGCCGACGAGCGGCACTGGCACGTTGAAATCGCTTTTTTGGCATTTCGTGACGAGCACGCACGCCCAGCCGTGGCAGATGTTGACGACGGGCCTCATTTTGCTGCCAGCAGGTCACTCTTGACCTGGCTGCCGTGACTACTACCAAAGTAATAGTTGAGCACCGCGCCGAATCCTGCCGACAGCGCGCCGAGCAGGATGAGCAGCGATTGCTGGTCGCTGACTTTCAGCACGTCGAGCATCATGGATACCAGGATGCCGAAGAATCCCGCCACGATCACCAGCGCCAGCACACCCGGCACCCATGAGCCGGTGGTCATCTGCATCTTGCGGGCGCTGTCGCGGTCGGCGGCATCGATGCGCTCAAGGTCGATCTTGTTTTGCTCGATAAAGCGCCGGAAGTCGATTTCCGCCAGCTTGATCGAGGCGATCTGGTCGGCAGACATCTTGCCGCTGTTGAGTACATCGCTGACAGCTTCGACAGTCTTTTCCTGAATGCCGAGCTTGTCGGCAAGGAAGGCGGCAGCAGCGCCCCCGAGCGGGCCGCCCAGGGCAGTGCCGATCAGTGGTGCGAGTTCTTTTAGCCAGTTCATACAATCCCCTTTACATAAGTCGCTTTCTGCCCAGGCTTGAAGATCGCCGTCAGTACCATGCGCTCCGCTTCGTGGCCTTCTTCTGGGAAGGCGATATGCGTCCACGTGCCCTCGTAGATCAACTTCGACCAGCCGATTCCGGGATGCGCGATGATGCGCTGGCAGACTTCGCGCGGCGTGATGCCGGGCACATGGAAATCGGCAGCCAATCCCTTCAGGTGGTCGCTTTTACTGCTGCCGCCTACCGCCACATTCAGTGCAAAACCGCGATAGCCGCTGGTAATCAGCAACGGCAGCATGAACAGATGCCGCACGCGCTCCAATCCATGCGCCAGCGTGTGCAGGTTCGATAGCACCGTATGATCGACCGGCATGTTGTTGATGCCGTGGCGCAGCGCGTAATCGCTGGCGATCAGTTCTTCCAGCGTGACATGCTCGGTAAGGTTCATGGCCGGTATACCTTCGGTAATTGCGTGCGCAACAGTTCTGCGTTGTAGGAGGCTTCGCAGTGCGCCGCCTCCCAAAAGAACACGGCATCGATGAGGCGAATCAGAGGGGTGTTTTGAGTGCGCCAGGCGCGGGCGCTCAGGGTTTCATCGGCCATGCCGCCCGCCAAGGTGTTTGCTACTTGATCCAGCGCGATCAGCACCTGTTTCACGGGATCACCCAGATAGCCGCCTGGGCGGCGCCGGCCAGCATCAGCGCCTCACGTAGCTCATATTTGCTTGCCTGAATGACGGTGTTATCCGCCAATACCCAGTTCACCGTTGGCGCGGGGTCTTGTGGCAGGCCGTCAAGCGCAACGACGGCGCGCGCCATTCGGCCTTGCGAAGTCTCGTCGCCATCGAAGGTGTTACCGGATTGCGTCGTCACGGTAATAGCGGCAACCTGCGCTGTACGAGTAGCTTTCGCGGCATCTCGTATTTGCTCGGGAGTTTTGACGGGTTCGACATACTCAGCAATCGGCCCGAACTCCCCCGCTACGGCACGGGCAAACAAGTCGCGGCCATACTCATAGTCGTAAGTTGGACTCGCTCCGAAAGGCACAAAATCGTCGTCAAGTTCATCAAAATCAACATCCATAAAAACTATCGTGTGTGATACGTTTCCCCATTGGAGATTCTTGACTGCGTTAGCTGTTCTCATTATGCGATCCTTTGTAGAACTGCGGATGATCCGTCTAAAACAATGCCCCCAGTTATATTCCGCCATGTGCCGCTAACGGTAGCGCCGCAGTTATGTGCAGTTGATCCCCCCGCCCATGTTGCGAGGTTTGCCTTATTCGATCCAGAACCATTACTTCCGAGATGTATAGAACCCAAACCCAAGCTGGCATTTATGTCTGTCGACACCTTCCCCGCTAATGCAGTGTCTGTGGCGTAGTAGCTCCCATGCTGCCCGTCCAGTAAATCTGCATCCAGCCCACTGCCCGCGCCGGTGGCGATACTGCCCACCGTGATGAACTTCACGCCGTCCGAGTAGCAGATCGCCAGCTTGCCGGCGGCGAGGGCTTTCGTCGTCGCGCCATCAATCGTTTCGCTCCCGCTTGGGTCGATGGTGATGGTGCCTGCGCCGTTGTTCCAAACCGCAAAGGCGAAGCCATCGCCTAGCGTGGCGGCAGCGGTGAGCGAGAGGCTCCATGTGCCTGAGCAGTCGATCACCTTGCCCTTGTCGGCAGCGACCAGCGTGTAAGCGCCGGTCTTGGTCAGGCTGTCGTTGAGGATCGCGCCGAGGGCGGAAAGGGCGGCGACTTTATCGGTGCTGCTGGTGCCGAGCAGTTCGGAGATGAAGGTGCGCTGCGAGGTGATGGCCGTCTTGAATTGGCCTTCGGTAATGCCTGCGCCGGTGAAGTCCGATGAAGGGGGAAGGGTTGTCATGCTGTCTCCTTAATACATCCACATCTGCGTGGTGTCCGTGGCATCCCACATCAACGTGGTATCCACCGCGTTCCACATGTAATCGGCGAAGCCGCCGTAACCAATCGTTACCCACGGCCCGCGCGTCATGCCCACCGCCGCAATGCGCACGATGGTGGCATTGCCATAGATCGCAATGGCGGTGTAGTTGCTGCTCGACGGTTCGCCGGTGCGCGTCCAGGTCTCGCCGTCGCTCGATTGCTCGATCAGGTAGTGATCCGCGCCCGGTGCGGGCCGCCACGACAGCAGCATCTGTTCCGGTGCACCGACCTGACTCCATGCCGTCAAGCCTTCGATGACCGGGGCCGTCCAGCGCGTTTCAAGCTGGCTGTATTGGGCGGGCGCAGGCGTCAGGCCATCTTCGGCGGTATGCACGCTGGCGTCTTCGTTGACGCACTCGATCTCAACCTGCTCAAGCCCGCGCGGTCGCACCGCCAGCACGCGGGCCGGCTGCCGCCATGTTTCTCCGAGGCCGAAGACGACGTGTGTGCGTTCCTCGTTTCCGCCGACGTAGGGCGTGAAGACCGGGGCGCTGCCCAGCACCACCTGATGCGCTTCCGCGCCAGCGGTCACGGCAATCGGGCCGTCGATGCCGCCGTTGCGCTTGCGCAGGCCGACGTAATGCGTGCCGCTGCCCCAGACGGGCGGCTCGGTGAGCGTCAGCGTCAGGCTGCCGGCATCCCAGGCTGTCGCCTCGCTGCTCTGCCCCCAGGCGGGCATGTCATGGCTGATGGCGATGAGGTCGCCGAAGGAAGGAATGAATCCTTCCATGTCGGTGCTGAAGCGGATCAGCTTGCGGCGGTAGCGGTTGCAGGCGGATTCGTACATTCCTTCGCGGAAAGCCTGCGTGCGATCCGTCACCCCGAAATATTCGATTTTCACCGGCTTGCTGGCCGTGCTGCCCGTCAGCTTGGCCTGCACGCGGCGCTGTGCCCAGACGACATCATCGAAATAGCTGACTTCGACGGCATCGGCCTGCGCCTCGCTCGGGGTGAGGTATTGCACCTGGAAGCTGCCGCGCACGATGTTGCGCATCGAGAACAGCGCCACCGGCGTGGTCTGCGCCTGGTCACGGCTGAAGCGGATGATGCCGCCCTGCATGAATGGATAGGCGCGGCCCGCTCGGGCGATCTTCGTCAGGGCTTCCCAGAATGAAATCGTGCTGTCGAATCTCCCGTTGAATTCATCGCCACGGGCGGCCCAGATGGCATGCAGCGCCAGCAGGCCATCCAGATCGACGCGGGTTTCGACTAGCCCGGCACCCCACACGCTATCGGTGCAGGCATTCGCCAGCGCCCAGGCGATGCTGGTGGTGGCGAGGTTCGTGCCGAAAGCGGTGCCGCTCCAGGCCGGCAGCTTGCGCGTGCAGATCACGTTGATCTTGCGTGAGGCTTGCGCCGACAGGTTGTTCGTCGCGCGCATACGCAAAGCGATCAAGGTCACGTCGCCGAAGTCGCGCGTGCCGGGCAGGTAGGCGCGCAGGCCCGCCCAGGCGATGTCGTTGCCATAGCGGGAATCGGTGGACTTCGTGCTGGTACGCTTGACGCGCACTTCGTAGCGACCGGACGTGACGCTGTAACGCTTCGACACCCGTTGCGGGGTGGTAGTCGCTGCTGTCAGCGATTCGCTGCCGAGGGTGGTGTAAGTTCCTGCGCCGATGGGTGCGCCCACGTCGTCAATCTCGCGCGCCTCGACCGTCCATGTCACGGCCACTGACGACAACCCGCCCGCGTCGTTGGCGTAATACAGGCCACGCGCAAAAACAAAATCGAGGCCCAGCGCATTCGCCTCTGTTGCGGCGGCATTCGCCACGAAGGGGCCGAGGTAAGTGTTGTATTCCATCTCCGCGCCGGCCACCTCGACGCTGGTGGTGACGTTGGTCGGAAACAGCGTCACTGCGCCATGCGGGCCGATGGTTTCGCTGGTGATTTCCTCCCAACTGGTGATGGCCGTGTCTTCGATGCGGATGGCGTCGATATCGTATTCGCCCGCGCCGATGCACAGCAGCGAGTAGAGGAACTGCTCGTTGCCGGCGTACTCGGTATATGGCTGGCTGGCGTAGTCGGGGAAGCACATCAGCCGCCCGTATTGCACCGGGATGGCCGCATCCAGCCGCGCCATGTTGCCTTGCGCTTGCAGGTTGTAGGTTGGCGACGGGGCCGCCATCGCGGCGGCCTGTTGCGCGGTGGTGCCTTTCGGGGCACTAGTGCCGCCGGCGACGACGTTGATGAGCGCATTACCCACCAGGCTGATGCCGGCCCCCAGCACCGTCTGCCCGAGGGCAGTGGCCAGAAATCCACCCTGCGTGATGCCGATGAATGCCTGCATATACGGGGCCACAATCATCAGCGCAATCGACAGCACCAGCTTCAGCGGATTCGATCCGCCCCCGCCACCGCCGCCTCGCGGCAGGAAGATGATAGCCACCAGATCATCGGCGACGACTTCGCGGCCCCAGCCTTCGCGCAAGACCGCCTGGCCGTTGAGCAGGATGATAAAGGGCGCGACGGCCATCTGCGGCGCGAGGGTGGCCAGCGTACCGCCCACCTCGATCTGGCGCTGCTCGCGGCCTTGCAGCGGGTGGAAGGGGTTGCGGACAACCACCAGTGTGGCGTTCATGGCAGCCTCCGGTAGTACCCAAGCACGCGCCAACCGCCCAGCTTCAGCGAGGCCACATCCTGACAGACGACGCCATGACCTTGCACACAATGCAGGATCGCGCCGCCATTGGCATCGACATACAGGCCGACGTGTGAGGCGCGTGACGACTTGCCGATCAGCGCCGCATCGCCTTCGCTGGGCTTGAGGATCAAGGCCCAGTGCGATTTCTCGGCATGGCTTTCGAAGGCACGACTACAGGCCAGCCGGTTGCAGGCATCGACATCAACCGGCGGCACCTCCAGATGAAACTGTTCGCGCCAGACGCGCCGCACGAAGGCCCAGCAATCATTCTCGGCAGCGACCCACGGCTCGCCGATGTAAGCGTTGGCCCAATGTGTCATGTGATGAGGCCGGGGAACACTTCGCTGGAATATTCCAGACGCGGAAACTTGAGATTCGCCAGCGAACCGAAACCGGCCACGGCGCGCACCTTGAAAGGGTCGGCGGTGATCGAGTGGATCGTCAACTCCAATGGCGGATCATTCTCCGGCCCACTCAAATCGTCAGACAGGTAGGCGCGATAAATCACCGTGATGGTTTCGGTGCTGCCCATCGCCGCCTCGATGTTGGCGAGAATTTCGCGCGACACGTTGTCGATTTCAATCACGCACTGCGGCACGCCATCCATATCCACTTCGGGCGGGATCAGGTTGAAGGCGAAGCCGACGAAGGTCACGGCGGTCGAGGCATCGCGCGCCGCTGTCGCTTCCTTGGTGGCAGTCAGGTCGTGGAAGTCGCGCACGACATAAATCGGCACGGTGAAATTCGGGTGGTAGATTTCCAGCGTGTGATAGATGATCTGGTCGGCCGGCGCGCTGGCGTAGGCTTCCTTGATGGCTTCGGAGAGGGTGGTATCCATCAGCGCACCTCCATCGTGGCGGAAACCGACCAACTCAGATCCATGCGCGCCGCCTTGAATGGGCCTTCGAAGCGCGCTTCTTTGGATTCCAGCAGGGTATTGCCGCCGACGGCCAGATCAACAGTGAACCACGCCGCACCGCCGGCAATGCCGGCAGCCGCATCATCAAACCAATCGCGCAGGATATCGAGTTGCGCATCGGTCAATAGCCAGGAAACCGATACCTTGTCGTTGCGCGCGGTAGTGCGGCGGCGCACGCGCGGCGCACCGACTTCCATCTCGGTGCGAATCGTCTGGTCGCCAGGGTTGAGGGCATACCCCGATGCGAGCGGGACAGGGAGGGTTGCAGGCCAGCTTGCCATATCAATATGCTCCTGCGGCGCGATTTAATCCATAAGCATTCGACATGGCGGCCGGCACGGCACCGCGCCCGTCGCTGATGTCGCCGGCAATCGAGCGCTTCACCTGTTCGACGAACACGTCGACGATGCTCACGCCGCCCTGCTGGCGCTGTTCGGTTTTGCCGCCGTTGCCGGGGGATTCGATGACGTTGACGACGGTGGTGCTGCCGCCAATCTGGTTATTGGCCGTTACATGGCCGGAGCTACCCCCCATCGACAGCAGCTCGGGGCCGTTTTCGCCGACCAGGTAAGTTCCACCAGAGGAAACCGGCCCGCCAGAGGCGCGTGCGCCTGACAATCCCGCTGAATCTGACGACCCGAATAGACTGCCAACGATGCCCGATAGCCCGCCGACACTTTTCCACAGATCCGTCATCATCGTTTGCGTCTGCAGGCGGATCAGGTCGCGCACCATGGAATTGATGACATCACTGAAGCTGGTTTTGCCGCCCATAGCGAAGTCAGCCACGGCATCGCCCATGCGGCCGAAGGAGTTGGTGATGGCCATCTCGACGCTGCTGGTTTCCTTGGCGACTTTTTCAATCTTCTCGACGATCTCCTTGGTGGATTCCGCCATCGGGTCGAGCTTTTCCTGCGCATCGAATACCGCGCGGGCATAGGTGTCCCAATTGATTGCACCCGCTTCGAGCAGCTTGTTGAGGCGGGTGTATTCCTCGTTGAGCTGCTCCATGGGCAAGCGCGTCTGCTCGAATACCCGCTGGCCTTCTTTGGTTAGCTGGGCCGCCAGCGCTTCTTCGGCGGACTTCTTTATGTCTTTGGCAGCTTTGGTGGCCTTTGCGGCGGCGGCAACGATAGGCGCAGCAATGCCCCCTGTCGTCTCGGCTTTCTTGCCTTCAGCCTCGCCAGCGGCGCCGATATTCATGATGCGCGCCTGGAAGGCGTCAAGCTCGGTGCGGGCCTTGGCGGCATCGGCTTTCATCATGTCGCCGATGAGGCTGGCGCCCTTGAAATCCAGCGTTGCTAGGCTGGCGAGCTGCGCGGCGATGCCGCCGATTTCCTGCCCGGTCATCTTGAAGACGAAGGCGACATCGGAGCCGACGACGGCGAGCGTCTGAAAGAGCGTTTTTGCGGCAGCAGCGGGCACTGATACCAGGTCGGTATTCTTGGCCAACGCGAGGAATTCTTCAGAGGCGCGCTGCATGGTCGGCAGCAGCGCAGAGGTCATTTGTATTACAAGCCCGCTTTGCGTCTTGCCGATGCGGGTCAGGTTGTCGTTGAAGGCTTCGGCCTGGCTGGTCACATCCTTGCTGATGACGAGGCCAAGCGCGCGGGCCTCTTCCGCCATCTGCTTGAGTCCTTCGGCGCCGGAGTTCAAAAACGGCACCATTTCTGCGCCTTTCTTGCCCATCAACTCCATGGCCAGCGCGGATTTTTCTGCGCCATCCTTGTAGCCGGCGAACTTTTCGGAAAGCTCTTTAATTACGACATCGGCGGTCTTGAGTTCGCCGCCGGCCGTCTTGACGTTGATGCCCATCGCTTCGAATGCCGGGTTGCCATCGGCAATCGAGCGATTGAGCTTGCTCATCGCGCACTGGAATGATTCGGCATTCAGCCCGGAAAGCTCGGCGGCATATTGCAGCTCGGACAGCGCTTCGGTGGTTACGCCGATCTTTTGCGCTGCCTTGCCCAGCTCGTCGGCACCGTCGACCACGCTTTTCATGGCGGCGGCAAAGGTCACTGCACCACCAACCAGTGCGGCGCCAATCGCGGCGCCGAGCTGATTGGCCGACTTCATCATGTCGTCCATGCGCTGCTTCGACAGGTAGGCCGCCTTATCCATCGCGCCGGTGAATTGGGCGGTGTTGGCGGACAGGCTGACGACGAGTTCACCCAGGGTTGCCATTTACTTTACTTTCCTTTGAATAGAGCCGCCTTGAGTTGGGCGGCGTGCTCTTCCGGTGCGATTGCAGGCGCGGGCGCGGCGGGTGGGTTTTCTTTCCACTGAAAAAACGCCATCCACTCGCTGATTTCGCGGCTATCCATCCGCCGCAGCATTTCCCCGACCGGGAGGCCGAGCTTTTCCGCCAGATGAAAATAGAAGCGGCGCTCCGGTCGGGCGGTCAGTTTCCCTTGAGCTGCTCCACGTCTTCATTGGTCAGGCCGTTGAGGCGCTGCGCCACTTTGCAGACGCGCTCGAGCGCGGCGGATGACTTGCGACCGAGCATGACGACATCCTTGTCGTCGAACAGACGGTTGCCGCTTTCATCGACGACGGTGGCCGCCACCAGGCGGGCGCGGATGTTTTCCATATTGGTGCGGGCCTTGCCGCCATCGGCAACCACCAGGGATTGCTCCCAGGCGTCGCGCGCCGCACCGGTCATGCCGCTGACGATGACCTCGCCGCCCCACTCGGGGACGGCGACGATCTCGGTCATCATGTCGTTGGCTTCGAGGATCTGGCTACGATTGAGCGCCATCATCAAGCCCAGGTGACGCTGCCGGAGATGCGCAGGGCAATGCTCGAGGTGACAACGCCATCGACACCGCCGGCGGTCGGCATGGCCTTGGCAAAGGCGGTGAAGGTGGCGACTTCGGCATTCGGCAAGGTGAGCTTGTATGTCTTGAGCGTGCCGGCGACCTTGCTGGCGCGCAAAGCTGTCTGGCCGGCATCGCTATTCACCTGGTTCAACTCGAAGCTGAAGCCGCCCGAATCGACCAGACCGAGGCGGAATTCCTTGGCGGTGCTGGCCAGCGTGGTGACATCGATCTCGGCGGCCTGGCCATCGAATCCGCTAAAGCTCTTGACTTCGCTGATGCCGGTAAAGGTGACCGGCGTGGCGGTGCCGCCCGAGGTATAGGTGAGGCCGAGCGTGTTGGCGTCGACGGTGATGGTGTTGGCCGTGACGTGCGTGATGACGTAGGACTT